ACACAGAAGAAAGTCTTTCTGTGCCACCTACCATATTAGCGGCAGTAACAAAATGTTCTTTATTTCTTGATCGTTGAGCTAACACCCAATCGTTAAGCATTTCATCACTTAAATTAGTTTTGGCTTTAATGCCATTCCTAGTTTCTTCTGAAAGCTGTCCCGTTCGAGCTAACTCTGCTCCCCATTCTTTATAATCGAGTGAAGTCATTGGAGTATTGTCTTCTTCTACGACTTCCTCTTTTTTAACTTCAGGGATTCTAAATTCTTGTTTTTCTGCAATTTCCTGAACTTCAGGAGGAATTACTTTTTCTTCCTGAGGTTTAGCATGGAATTGTTTTTCTAATTCAACATAAGATTTTGCTAAAGATTCTAAATCTACAGATCCATCTTCTTTTTTAAACTTATCAGGAACGTTTTGTTCATAAGTATTTAACGCTGCTGCACCTTTTGCTGCCATCATTTGATCGTATTCAGGAGTTCCTGAAACAGGTGCAACAACTTGTTCTGTCTGAGGTTGCACAACTTCTGGTTGACCATCAGATGGCATTGAAACAGGCGTATCAGTATTAACAACATTTTCTTCGCTCATTTAGTTCGTTCTCCTTAAACATTTCCGGGTGATTGAAGTTGTTGCCCAATAGCTTGTTGCGCTATTCCACTGGCAGCTTCCATTCCCATTTGAGCCATTTGCGCTTTTTGTTGCATCGCCAACTGACGATCCATTTGCGCATTTTGTTCTGTTTGTACATCTTCTTCTGACTTAACCCAGTTAGTAGGATCAAATCCAAGAGCTGTAATTAAAGCGGTAGTGTAAGCATCCCATCTAAAAGTAGCTAAAGATTCAGGAGGTAAGTTTCTTACCATTTCACCCATTTGAATAAGTTTAGTTAATTCTGAATCTCTAGAGAGAGCTTGCAATCCAGTTAAAATTTCAATATCTAAGACACCGTTTGATGCAAAGCCTGAGGCTAATCTTGGGTCAATGTCTTCATTTTCAATCATCATAAAAACAGCGCGTCTAACAATAGGTTCCATCATTTCTCTAGCAATAGCTGAGAACGCTCCACCTAAAATTGTTTCTAGTTCTGATCCAATCATTCGCACTGCTGTAGCTGTAACGCGATCTCCTGATGGAATAGCTCCTGCTGACATTAAGAAAGCAGTAGACACTTCTCTTCTCATTGTTTCAACCGCTGCTGAAATAGATTGAATTTGTGGTGTTAATGTATCGGAAGGAGAAATAGTAAATACATCTTCTCTTCTAGCTGAAATGTAAGATCCATTGTCTCTTCCTGCAATATCTTCAATGTTAGTAACACCTGCTGGATTAACACCAATCCAAAATGCACTAGCTGCTGCCATTCCTTCAAGTTGAGCTTCTGTAAAAGCTTCTAAAGATTGGATGTCTCCCATAATTTCTTCGCAATGCGATCTACCATAGTTTTCTCCTGCAATGCCTGTCCATCTTAAACAAGAATAAGGTAAAACAGTATAAACACCGCTATCAATAGTTTCGCCTTTTTCGTTTTCTCTACTAACGTGCCATTTATCGTCATCTTCGTTTAATACAATACGAACAAAAATAGTTTCATAACCTTTTTTACCATAAGCTGTTGAAGGATCGTAATAATCCATAACATCTTGTTTACTATCCATATCTGGAACATATTCTAAATGAATAATTTCAACAGGGTTGCCAACAATATCACGTCTAAGAACATAATGATCTTGTCTAATTAAACGAAAATTAAAATCATCTTCCATTACAAGAATTACATCTCCTGTAACAATTAATTGCTGCAAAGCTGAAAAAGTAATTTCTCTAAAATTACCACCAATAATTTTTGTATATACTTGATGTGATAATGTATTAAGAAAAGACTCTAGTTCCATAGGAACTTGTTCACCTGTTTTAACTTTAAAATCAAAAAAAGGAAGATCGTTTAAAGGAATTAAAGCTGAAAGCATTCGAGAAGCTAAATTAGTAACTCCTCGTGCTGGAATAGAAGAGCTAGGTTGAATTAAGGGGTCTTTTTCTGACCAACTTTCAGGAGGTAAAACAGACGGGATTGTTAATGCAGAAGCTTCTCTTGCTCGATCAAGTTTACTTGTTCTTTCCACGTCTAACTGTCTAAAACGATCTTGAATTGATCCATTAAGAGAATAATTGTTCATTACATTGGCCTCACATTAGAATTATATCCCATTCCGGGTCCCATTCCGGGTTCATTATTTGGACCTGTTAATCCACCTCCGGTTGGAGGCTGCGTTTGTCCTGTAGCGTTTCCGGGAACTGCTTGAGCAGCAGCAAAGAAATTACCAAAATCAATAGATGTAAACTGCGCCTGCTCATCATCTGTAACACCTTCTGAAATACCTGACAGCATTGCTTCTAAATCTTGTTGTGTTTTTTCTTCTAAAGTAGCTAAATATTGTTCGTTTTCTAATTGAGATTGAGCCATAGCTGCTCTTTGTGCAAATAATTCCATTTGATTTTGTTTATCTTGTTGAGCTAGTTCACTTTGCATTTGTGCATTTAATCTAATATTAGCTTGAGCTGCGTTATTATCGTATTGAACAACTTGTGGATCGTCTCCACCAAAAATACTACTAAAAATATCTCCAATAAAACCCATGATACACACCCTTTCTAAGCAGGTCTTCCTTGATTATTACCATCGTTATAAAAGCCCTTAAATTTTGCTTTTCTTTGTTTACTTTTTCCTTGCATTGAAGTACGAGCTTTAGAAAAAGTTTTACCTAATCCTCTAAGAGAATCATCTAAAATTTTCTTTTGTTTACTAGCGGCAAACTTTTGTTCTGTTAAAGTTTTTTGAGCAGCGTTAACGTCTTGAGTTAAAGCACCAGCTCCTGTAATCATTTGTCCCATACTTTCATAACTAGAGTTATAAAAATTACCGTAAGTAGATGAAATTGTATCAGCCATAGCTGTATAAACAGAATCGACCCACTCTTGAGATCCTCCGTATGTCTGTAAAAAATTTAAAGATGAATAATTACCACCTACAAAATTATTAAAAGCTTTTTTGCTTACTGCTGCTCGGCTCGTAGACCCGTAGTAGTTTCCTGATTGTTCTCTAGTTCTACATACACCGCCTACTTTTCTGTATGCGCTGTTACTACAAGAATTTAAAAGAACACCCGTTTGGTCCCACATGTCTAGACCATTTTCATATCCTGAACTATACGCTTCTGTATCTAAAATTCCTTGTTCGGCATTAACTTTTCCTTTAATTGTATTTCTTGCTTCAGACCAAGCATTAGTGTTTCTAATTCCAAGTCTTTGTTCAGGAGAATATTGTATACCTACTCCAGTAGAAAACTCTTGTCCTGTTAAAGGATCTACCATTACAACATTAGGAGATTTAGCTTCTAATTCCCCTACTTGCAAAGAAGCTCTTGCTTTTTCACGTTGTTGTTTTGTTTTTTGAAAACGCCTAAATAAATCACCTTGTGTTCTAACTTTATCTTTTTTTGGTTCAAGGTATTTACCAGCTTGTTGTAAGCCTAAAGCAATACTATCTAATTCTTGTTGTGTTCTTTTAATGTACCCTTTGTCTGAAACAGTAGGTTTATTAGCAAAATCTCCATAGAAATCTTGAATAGTAGATGAAACATTACCTTCTAAAGATCCATAAAACCTATCTAAGACCATGTTCATAGCAGTTCCTATGTTAGAACTAGACCCGCCAACTCCTGATCCGTATTGAGAGGTAAATAAACGATCGATAAGACTTTGTAAAGATAATTCAGCCATTGTTTCTCCTATTCTGTTCTTGAGAAATAGATTTTAATTTAAGTATTAGTTCCCTTGCTCCCGCTCGATGAGCTACTTTTAGGTTCAGATTTGGGTCTTCCGCGTCCTCTAGACTCAACGCCAGAGGGGGAAACAGGGTCTCCAGATTCTGTACAAGTTTTGGATCTACATAAGGAAATTTCATTTTCTAGTTTCTCCGTTTTTTCTTTCATCTTTTCTATTTCTTGGAGAAGATAAAGAAAAAGTCTTCTTGTTTCGCCACTACTAATTTGAGTGTGGCTTCCTGCTAATCTCATTCTTCTAATAATTTGTTCCATATTATTCATAACGTTCTCCTAATTATCTACTGTATCTACGATTTCACATTGACCGCCGACACAAGCAAATGTTTGACTTGCTTTTGTGTTGTCTTCTTTTTCGTATTCAGGAAGCTTATCCCATCTAAGGATAGGCATTTTATCACACGCTGTTTTGTAAGTGACTTCATTAACTGGCTCGAAAGGAGCTTGCTTGTACACATGCTCTGTTCGAGGCAGGAACGAAATGCCTTGAATATCATTAAAGTTTTTATATACCCAGTCACCGATTTCCATGAACTCGTCATCAGTGTATTCGATTGTGACTGAAGGATTGTGATCTGTCCAGTATTGTTTGTAGACCATCCACAGTTCGAGGTGACGCAAGGCCGAGACATCTGTTCTCGTGACCGCTGAGTCTGGCGCACCAATTGGGAACTGGAAGATGATAGTGGAGTCTGGGTTGAGGGCGCATGGTTCGTTAGGTACACCTTGATCCATCATGAGCTTGCACAAAGGATCCTTAGAGTCCATCCTAACGCGTCTGATGTAGTGCTTGGCATATCGAGGGTGGATACCTGAGGCACTGTCTACAAGACACGACACCGTACCTGATGGCTTGACTGTAGTGATCGCTACTGATGGGTTGATACCAATTCGTTCAGCCCAATCGGAATTAACTTCATGAGTTAACTGTCGCCATCTCTTGAGTCTCTGTCGAAGCTGGCCCATAGAAATCTTCCCATAAGTAATTGGGTTGTCCCAGATACCCGTCAAAGAAACTCCGAGGAGTCTTTCTTCTTCACTATTCTTTTTCCATTCCTCACTGAGGTAGGGTAGATGAGTCAACGCTGACTGGCATGTCCCAAGAATAGTAGCCTGCTCAATCTTTAATTCAATGTCGGGTGTAGTATCCTCTGCTCGGATAACCACTTCGGTAAGGTTACAGAACTGCTTATGACGCAGGGTAATTTCGCCACATGGATTAGTACCAAACTGCTGAGAGTTGTCTCTCATACCAGTCTTAGCCATAGCTTCCTTGGCCCCGTACCGATTAAAGATACCACGCTCACCTGAGTGTGATTCATAGAGATTAGCCCACTCATTTAAGAACTCGGTCATGCTAGGCTTGTGGTTGTACACGGCAGAGTTATTAGCCAAAGCTCTCTGTCCATTAGTGTCCCACCAATTACCGGATTTACATTTAGCCATTTCAATATCTGAAAGATCGCTCAATGAAATCATAGCTGAACGTCGTACGCCACCAACAACAATAGCTTTACCAATGCAACAAGCAATGTCATGAAGATCTACTGGACGAAGATTAGACCCACACTTGTTATAAAACATGTTAGTAATAAATCTAAACACATCTTCTAATGGCTGAGGACCACTGGCTCTACCGCCAAAAATCTTTAGTCTTTCTCCTGATGGCCTTACCTTGGACATGTCCCAAGTAAGGTGCTTGCCGTCAAGTAGATTAGTAATCAATTCAGTCACGGCGTTAGCCCATCCTTCTTTTGAATCTTCTACTACAATAACACCATCTGTTCTAGTAATTTTTTCTGGTAGTGTAGGCCATTTATGAGCAACGTTTTCTTCAACAGAAAATCCTACTCCAGTACCGTTCATAAGAATATAAGTTAATTCACCCATCTCTTCTGGGCCATTTAGGCACAAGTAAGAGCAGTTATAAGTACAAGTGTTGTCTCTATCTGCTGCTTCTCCAGCAGTCATAAGTGCCCTCATACTGGGCATAATATTTTTATTAACAATAGCCTCTCTAATGTCGGGCCTTTCGCTGAGTTTGGGGAACTTATTTGTCATCCACAACCAATATCTGTCAACAGTTTCAACCCAAGTTTCACGTCTTTCTGCGCTTGAGTTCCATCGAGCGTAACGAGACTGGTGAATAAAATTACCAAAAAAATCCATAGTGCGTATCCCTTCGTAGCTAATATCTGGGTTTTTTAACCCATCCAGCTTGTTTGCCATTTACACGGCATTTCTTTATGTCTTAAAATTCTAACGGAAGTGGCTTGACTAAGCGCATACTCTTCTGTTAAACCTCTTTTTTCGTACTCTACCATAACAATAGCTTCCCAATTGCATGGTTTATTTTGTTCTAATATCCTATCTGCTTTTACCGGGCCTACCTTAGGAATGCCGGGTATCTTATCCGTGCTATCACCCATAAGCCATTGTTTATAAAAGAATCGATCAGCTTGCTCTACCGTAATATAACGTGGTTCCCACTCTTTATCTGGGTTCCAATGCCACCCCGGCGTACACCTTAAATCTTTGTCAATAGTCACAGCAACTGCTTGCTCACTAGATGCTGCTCTACCCATTAGATCATCGGCTTCTAAATGTTCTTCATAAGCTATAGTATACAAAGATTTAATAGAATTAATAACGTCAGTCATTGAATCAGGCTTAGATACACTTGACCTGTGCATTTTATATTCAGGCCAATACAATCTTCTGTAATTGTTTTCTCTTGTACAACTAAAAGATAAAATAATATCTGTGCATTCATCTGGTGTCCAACTAGCTACATATTCTCTAATATTCTGTAGAAGATATTCATCTCCGTATACATCAACTTTACAAGCAAGTTTATACGCAATTATATCGCCATCTAGCATAGCTACATTAGGCATTTTCATCAAAAATCTCCGACGGATCTATATCTTCTGATAACAATATATCTTTTATTTCTTTTAATACTTCTTCCATATTAGGATTTCTATTTTCTCTTCGTGCTTTACACATCTCACAATCACATGGCTCATCTTCAAGCCAATCTTCATAAGCATATTCTAATGTGTCTTCTAATTCTTCTAAAGATTTTGCGTTCCAAAAAATAAAACAAAAAGGTATTAAAGCGTCTTGTTTGTATCCCACAGTTTTTTCAATAAGGTTTGCAAGAGCTTCGGATTCGTGTTTTCTCCAAGCTTTATCTTCATCTCTAAGAGTTCTTTTTCCTCCCGCAATAAATACTGTCGTGCCTCCTCTATCTTTAATTGCTTTTGTTTCATTAATATATCTGCAATCGTCAACAAGAATAACTGTCTCTGAGGTGCGTTCTCCAGACGTTTCTTTAAACAAGTGTTTGTCATATTCTTCTACCCACCTTTCTATCCAGTAATCTTGGTTTTCTTGTCTTCTTTTAGCACCCCATTCTTGGCAATATTTTCTATAGCCTGCTGGATCTTCTGTTTTACAAAACCCTTCGTTGCCTGCATCTTCTTTAAGAGCCTTAGCAAAAGGTAAATAGACCGGGGTGTAACCATCTTCATATAAATGCGCCATTAATTCTCTTGCAACAGTAGTTTTACCTACTGTAGCTCTGCCGGTAAATGCAATTATTTTCATCAAGCCATCTCCTAATTTTTCTGGGGCTAGAGGTTAAGGGTATATTTATACCTAATTTATTTAGCACAATACAAACTAAAGTAGAACAACTATCTGGCCTCCAAGGACATATAAACGTAGATTCTAACACACAGCAAACGCACGTAATTATGGGATGATGTGGGAAAAAATTTTCTGGTATATAATCATTAAGGTTATCGGGCGTTACTTCTATATCTTTTAATTGTATTATTAAGTGAGGTTTCCAGATTTTATGTAATCTTTTCTTTTTAAACATAATAGGTTTTCTGTGAGGTGTTACAAATATCTCATAGTCCCCAGATCCTATACCAATATGATAATATCTTTCACATTGAAAAAACATTTTAAATATTTTGTGCCATTTAAGAGATTCTATTCCCTCATAAAAAGTTATTTCTAGTGGGTATCTGCCCATGATTCTCCAATAACATACTCTGCATCTACTGGCATTCTTACATTAAGTTTTTTGCCAGCTTCTTGTGCTGCTAAAACAAGAGCTTTGCCTACCTTATCAGCAATAGAAGAACTACATGACACTTGAATCTCGTCATGAATCCAACCCATAAACTTTACCCCCTTGGAGGAAAGATGCTTGTGGGCCAATACAAGCCAGAGTTTAGAAACAATTGCACCATTTCCTTGTAGCAATGTGTTAAGAGCTGCATGGTCACTTCTAACAGGAACACGCCTACCATCCAACAATACAACAGAACCATGCTTCGCCGACTGAAATTGGACATTTTGAATTACTTTCTTAAGTGCAGGCAATCGCCTTAGGAATTTATCTTTAAGTTGTTGACCATCACGAGCATTACCGCCAACGATTTGACCAATCTTTTCTGAACCAGCACCATATAGGAAACCGTAAATAAAAGTTTTTGCTTGGTCTCTATCGCTCAAACCTGCGGCATTCATATTGGTAGTATGGATGTCACCTTCAAGGATTTCTTTAGCGTATTCACCGCCATCGAACTCAGCCATCTGATGGGCAAGCATACGCAGCTCTAAACCACTAAGGTCAGAGCCTACCTGTACGTCTCCTTTATGAGGTTTCCATAAACTACGTGATTTAGGATTCTTGTCTACTTGAGCAACATTAGGCTGCGAATGAGTAGCCCTGCCTGTTGCTGCACCTTGGTGATTAAAATTACCATGAATAGTACTAGAACCAGAAACACAAGCCCGCAACATCCAATCGTCCACCATACCCAGCAACTTCTGGGCATCACGGTATTCAAGGATAGAGCGGGCTTCTGGAAACTTTAATGACTTTAATACCTTAGTATCACAATTAGGATTACCTTTTTCACTAACAGGTGCTTTCCAACTATATTTTATATTAAACCGTTCAGCTATTTGTTTAGTAGAAGCTGGGTTAAATATTGTAATCTTATCTTTTAATCTCTTACCGGTTTTTTCTGACCACCGTTCTTCAGTTACAGTAGGAAAAATTTGTTGTAGGTTATCTTCAATGTCAGCTTTAGTACACAACAATTCTTGTTGAAGTTTACTTGCTGCATCACAATCAAAACCAAAACCATTCTTTGTCATATCAGCACAAACGTGACCAACAAGATGCTCAAATTGTGTAACTTTTTTGTTTTCTTGTACCCAAGGTTTTTGATAGTTATAAATTTTTTCATTTACAGCTACATCTTGTATACAATAATCCATCATTTCTTCAGAATAATTTTCCCAACCGCCTTGATAATCTTGTTTATCTTCTCCGAGTCTTCTGCCCCATGCTTCAAGAGAATGTGAATGAACCCCCTTCTTATTATGAAGAGGGAACTTCACATCTCTTTTATCAGGGTACATTAATCTAGATACGACGAGAGTATCAAGTACAGGACAGCTACGAGTAAGGCCAAATCTAGAAAGAACGGGGATGTCGTACCCGATAAGATTATGACCAATCCAAAGAGTAGCGCGGCTAAGAAATTCAATGCCCCGTTCGATGTCGTTGGGGCCGTACGTGTAGACTCTCTCTGTGCCTGCCTCTCTTGCCACGATGCACCAAACTCTGTCGGCTTGTGGTATACAGTTTCCTTTTTTATCGACCGTGGTATACGCGAGGCCGTTTGCCTCGATGTCCCAGATGATTTCCATAGCATTTAATCCTCATTAATGGACTTGCCTTCCCCAAAGGGGTTGGCCTCAAACATAACTTCACCATCATCTCCAAACGCAAAGTCCTTTTCTTCAAGCCTTGAAGTGGCGCGGTCGTAGAACAATGCAGATGCAATGCCACAACGACCAGTAAGTCTGTTCTTAAGTACTCGAACAATAGTAGTATTGCTGACAATAGGATCAGGGTCTTGTCGATTGCGTTCGAGTGCAATCACGGTGTTGGGCACAGATGCAAGAGCACCAGAGCCACGAAGATCTTGCAAGGTAATACGGTTACCTTCTTCATAAGCTTTGTCTGTCTTCTTAAGCTGCGACACAATGTCAATGTGAACACCAGTGCGTACACACAATGCGCGAAGCTCTTTCATGATACTATCAATAATAATACGTTCGTTAGAACCACCGTCTACATCTTTACCGTTAAGTCCCATAAGACCAGCAGCGGCAGCCGTAATGTGATCAAGAACAATAACCTCAACACCGAGAGAGATTGCCATAAATTCCATACGTGCAAGAAGATTAGTCATGGCGCTATTACCTAGATGATCGTATACATAAAAAGAAGTTTGAGAAAGCTGATGACGTGCAGCAGCATACTCTTCATCGGTTAGATCATCGACAATCTCAATATCAATTGGGTCTTTTCCCATTTTATTTCTCAGTTCGTTCATCATGCGTGAAGCACGAATAGCACGAACTGGTTTACTAAGCTGCAAACTAATCATATCATCAATAGTTTCTTTAGGCGCTTCTTCTAGCATGATAGCACCAACAGAACGTCCTTCGCTCAAGTGATGGTGCATGATCTCTCTAAGAATAGTTGACTTACCTGAGCCAGTA